CACCCACCCTCACTTCGGCGACGCGCCTGTCGAGGTATTCGAAATCAACGTGCAAGGGTAGCCCCATGACCGCCCCACAACCATCGACGGAGCGATGATGAACGAACCGAAAATTGATGCGCTGATCGTAAAGCTGCGCGAACTGGCAACACCTTTCGACGGAGGAACCACCGGAGCCGCGATGGTTGAAGCCGCAAGCGCGCTCGAACTGCTATCTGCAAGCAAACCTGCCGCGCCGCAGGAGTATGTCTACGAGACGTACACGGGCCAGTGTGGCTGGCTGGTTGTATCGAAGGAAGAATACGAGCATTCCGAGTACCGCAAGCGTCGAACGCCTCTCGCCGCATCCCCTGCCGCCCCCTCGCATCCCACCGATGCAGCAGCGCCAGCGAAATCGGGGGCGCCGGTCTATCAGCTGAAGCTCGCCAGCGGCGACTGGCGCGACCAAGATGAAATCGCCTACCGCAACAACGTGAAGTATTACCCGGCCGATGTGCGCATCGTCTATGCCGCCCCGCAGCCAGCACAGATTGCGCCCTCTGCCGTGGTGCTGGACGATGAGCGGGCGGCGTTTGAAGCGTGGTGGGCCAGCACGATGCCCAAGCAATACCAGGCCGATGCCATGCGGCTGGTCAAGCAGTCCCGAGCAGGCGACGGCAAATACGGCCTGATCTGCGCGCAAGACCAGTGGGAGTCGTGGCAAGCCCGCGCCGCATCCCCGCAACCAGTAGCGCAACCAGTGCTTGCGGCGCAATTGGATGACGCGCGCCGGTATCAGTTGTGCCGCGAAAGCGCTATTGAACGCGGTCTGTTTCAGACCGGAGGGGAGTATGACGCGATGGTTGATAGCTCCCTTCTGAAAAACGGCAAAGAACCTCTGACAGGACGGGGGCACAACTACGGGAAGAAGGTTGCCAAGGATGGCTCGCTGTATAGGACGCAGCTTATGGAGCAGACGCCAGCAGTGACGTTGCTAGGTGATGGAGCAACTACGCTCTGGCGCGTCGCGAATGCCCCGCAAGCGGGGCGGGGCCTAGCCTTCCACCGTCCATTTGTTCTACAACGCCAAGAAATCGGCGTCACCGTCTGTTATTGCCCGGATGGGCGCCTCAAACGCTGGAAGTCCGAGACGGAGGCGCAGCGCGTCTGCAATCGCCTGAACACCGCCATCGCCGCATCCCCGCAAGCCACGGCGACGCAGCAGACGCTGACGGATGTGCAGATTGCCTCTATCTACCACGAAACCATCCGTACAAAACGCTGCGACGGCCAAATCTTCTACCACGCATTCGCCCGCGCCCTCCTGACCGCCGCGCAACCAGCAAGCGGAGGTGATCGTGAGTGAGGATGACCTGATTGCATTGAAAGAGATGCAGGACATGGCCGAAGGATCGTGGCTTCTCGGATCGAGCGGACATCGACGCGTCACCCTAGGCGAAATCTCAAAACGACTGACTGAGATTATTCGACGGCACGACGGCCCACCGGCTGATTGCAGCGGAGACCCGTCGAGTTGTCCGGATAACGAAGGATATGGCTGTCACTGCACGACGAGGCGATCATGCTGAGTGACGATCAATTGCTGGAATTTGCCAAGAACTACCGATGCTCGCACCCTGGGTGCGCTCCGTGGCTAGACATGACAGAAGATCAGTTCGTCAACGTCGCCCGCGCCATTTGGCAAGCATCCCGCCGCGCTGCGCTGGAGGAAGCCGCCAGCATCGTAGACGCTGAAGCTGAGAACGCGAGGCAGGAACGCTACTACCCTGGCGTCGTCGGAGCATTTGAGGAATGCGCTGCCGCTATCCCCGCCCTTGCCGCTGGAGACAAAGCATGAGTGACCTAGCTCAGAGACTGCGCGAGAAATCGCAAGGCCGCGTGAAGTGGTTCGCGATGAATAAAGACGAGTCTGCGTACTTTATTGACTTCAAGACGACGTGGGAGGCAGGTGAGTGGTACGAACGTCAGAAAAAAGACTACGACAGGTGGCTTGAGCGCGAAGGCGTCCACATCGTCGAGCAGCGCGTTTTTACTGAGTTGGAAGAACTCGCAACGGAAGCTGCCGCTGCCATCGAGGCCGCGAGCGCCCGAATTGCCGAACTCGAAGCAGAGCGAGATGCCCTGAAACAAGATATCGATCGGCATATTGCCAATCACGCAGCCGATCTTGATGCCGCAGAGCAAACCATCGACGCCGCTCTCGCCAAACAACAGGGCCAATCATGACCCTCTACGCCGTCCACGTCCAAGGCCTGGACGACATTATTGCTGCACCAGGTAAGCGCGAGGCTGAAGTGCTGGCCGAGAAGCTGAATGAATTCTTCGCCGAGATCAAGCAGAACAGCGGGCCGGCGGCTCCGACCATTGAGGCCGTTGTCATCACATGGCCAGGTGGCGCCCTGAGTCACGTCGTGGCGCTGGCCGAGGACTGGGAAGGCCATGCCAAGTTCATCGGGCCGATCGACCCGGAACCCGAGCGCGACACCCGAACCATTGACATGTTTGGAGAAGCTTGATGCCTGGTATCGAGGCGATTCACCGCACCGTCTACCGATCGCCGTCAAGTCGCCGGTCGTTTCTCACAGCCAAGGCTGCCGCGCGTTCAGAAGCGGCAATGCTTATCAAGCGGAAATACCCGAGCGAAAGCCCCGAATACGGCGATTACGGAATGATTCACTATCCCGGTTTCCACTGGTCCGAGGACGAACGGCTACAACGCGTTCATGATCGGTTGGTCCGGATGATCTTGCGCCGCCTGAAGGAGGCGCAGTGAACCAGATCACCAACCGCCGTGCCTTCATGGAATCCGCCTACGCCTATACCCGAGCCCGCCAGCCCACGGCGCAACTGATCGTCGACTTATGCACGTCCTTTGCTCAGATGCTTGCCGACGACTTCGAAGGACGAGTAGTGGTGAATGTGGATGGGATTAATGTGGTTAGGGAGCCGAGGAAATGATGGGACTTGAAATCTGCGAAGAACGCTGCAACCAGTGTCTGTTCAGCGAGAACCGGATCGTCAGCAAAACGCGCATGGCGCAGATTGTCCGCGACTGCCGGCGCAACGATACGTTTTTCCAGTGCCATAAGCACACCATTGCCGGCAACGATGTGATGTGTCGCGGCTACTACGAAACCCAGCCACCGAGACAGATGCAGCGCATCGCTGAGCGGCTGAATGCAGTGCAGTTTGTGCCGACGCCGAAGGAGCCGCAATGCTAGGTGAAACATGCAGCCATGGAATCAAGTGGGCCTGCCCTTGCCGCGAGTGCGATCTGGTGAGCGCACGCGAATTTGTGCAGCGCTGGGGTCCGATGGTCGACGAAGCGCGGGCGAAGATTGCCGAGGCTGAAACGGAAGAGCAGGAGGTGAGGGGATGAGCGAACTAATCAAACCCTGCGACCTTCCATGCCCGAAGTGCGGCAGTGCAGACATCTCGCGCAGCTTTTGGCCGAAGGAGACGCGCCGGCAGGCGAAAGAATATGGCGGGCGGTCCGGCAAGTGGACGCGCGTTGAGTGCTGGAACGAATACGCGACACGCGATCAACTCGCACATCACTGCCGCTGCTGCCAGTATGAGTGGCAGACGCTGCCGATGAGGAAGGAGAAACAGGCAGCATGATGAAAGAAGCACAACGCGTGATTGAAACAACACGTAAGGATTGGGAGGTTGAATGGGTATCGCCGAAGGAAAGCGCGTGAGCGCGAAGGAGGCCGCCGCCATCCTCGGCGTGCCCTATGCATCAATCAGTCGGATCGACAGAGCAGGTCAACACATCAAGCGATACCGGCTCGGTCACAAAACGTACGTCTACGATCTTGATTCTCTCTACGACTTCCTCGCATCATGTCAATCCAAACCATTACAAAGGCCGGCCGCAAGCGCCTCCGTTGGACCTTCAAGCGTGTCGTCGAGGGTGAGCAGGTTCGAAAAACCAAGCTTCTCCCTGCGGGAATTTCTGCCAAGGAAGCAGATGAGCTAGCCAGGAGGTGGGAAGCGGAGATATACGCGCTCGCGAGCGGAACGAGAAAGTCAGTCGTAACGATTGGCGAGTGCGTGAGCACACATGTGGCCGACAAGAGCGGCGATTGGAAGGACGCCACGAAGCGAATTCAGATTCTGGAAAAGTGGGGCTCAGAATACGCGCATCAGGACGCAACAGACCTGCATAACTGGTCCAAGGGGTTTGTCGGTTATCTACGAGCCAGCAAGGACCGCCACGGACGTCCGAAGCGCCCATTGACTGACGGCGCGATTCGGAACGTCCTCGCGTACATCCGGGCAGCCATCAAGTATTCCCACAAGGTCGGGCGCCTGGATATTGACCAGACGTCTCGCATGGTCATCCCGCCCGTCAATAACGAGCGACACCACTATCCGCAACGGCAGGAGATGCTGGAAATCGCACGCGCCTGCAATAATCGTCAGGTAAGGGCGGCGATACGGATCGCCTTTTACTCCGGCATGCGCCGAGGTGAGATAATGAAAGCCAAGGTTGCACGGAATGGCTTCTCCCTATCAGACACAAAGAATGGTCGACCGCGTATCGTGCCAATTCACCCGCGCATCGCCGTACTAGCGCGCCGGATTCGGTTCACGGTCACGGTGAAGCAGTTCGAAACTGAGTGGATGAAAGCTCGGGAATTAGCCGGCCATCCCGGGACGAAATTTCACGACCTGCGCCACGGCGCCGCATCGGAAATGATCAACGCAGGAATCGACCTATTCACGGTTGGCGGCGTCCTCGGGCACAAGTCGGTCGTGTCGACGAAGCGCTATTCTCATCTGGTCACAGATAAGCTGGCGAGTGCCATCAGCGAGATCGGCAAGAAGCGATAGAGGGTGTGCCTTTTTCTGCTGAAACATATCTAGCCACTGTTCGCATATACAGCATTTAACGACCCGGAAACCCTTGATTTACCGTGTGTGGCAAGCCTGACGACTGTGTAAACGCACAGTGAAGCAATACTTAAAATCCGCCGCTTAACAGCTTACGGGTTCAAGTCCCGTCCCCGGCACCACGCCACCAGTAAGGGTTTCAAGGTTTTCTGCGAAGCCACCTGAAATCGGTGGTGTGTCTTTTTCTGCTAAAGCTGCCTCGGTCGTGCCGATATCAATTGATCAGCGACCCCGTCTGCGAGTCTCCGACTTTGGGCTTCCTGGGCGGCAACGGCTTCGGCTCAGCCGCCATCTCGTCAGCCGGAAACAGATTCAGAAACGACCGTGCTTCGTCGGTTGATCGAGCGCCCAGCCAGTCGCCATATTCCTCCGGCCGCAAGATAACGACCGATCGTTTTTCGGCGCCGGGCCGATGGAAGCGGCGCATCAGCGGATGCTCGTCGGCGTTGACCGTCAGCATCGTGAACGACAGAGCCACGCCGTCAGGATCCTCCCATGCGCGCCATAGACCAGCAATCGCGAACGGCTTACCACCGGGCATTCCGATCTTCCATCTCACAGCTTTGCCCGCCTCCCAGTTCGGCTCGTAGAAGCTCGCGCAGGGAATCAGGCACAGTTGCAACTTCTTCCACGCACCGCTGAAGCTGCGACGCTCGCCGATCGTCTCCGCCCGCGCATTCATCGTGTCGAACTTCTTTACGTGAGCGGGAATGTGCTTGTACGGCACAAGGCCGAACGTGGCGGGGTCGGTGGATGATGCGCCGTCTACGCGCCGCAGAATCGGCGCGACGTAATCCTTGTAGGTCTCTGGTGGATAGTCGAACAGCGGCATAGGGAAATCGGTGAACGCCTCGAACAGATCGGCTTGAAGTGGCCGGTAGTTGGTGCACATGGAAACCTCCGCGGATGTTCCATGATAGTGCCAGATGCGCCCGGACAAATCCTGGCTATACTGTGTTTTTATACAGTGTTTCGCCATGCCTGACCGCACACCCCTGACCGCCGCCCAACTGGCCGAAATCTACGACCGGAATCCGACGCCCGCAGTCCTGCAACTGCTTCGCGAGATACGAAGGCTGCACGGAATTGTGCGTCGGGCCGATCAGATCCGGCAGATGTGCGCCGGATGCGCACCGGTTGCTCAGGTGGTGTGGGATTGTTTCGTGCGCGAGCTAGATACTGAACCGTGCCTCCGCGATCTGCCGACACCGCGGCAGCAGCGGCGCATTGATGAGAGCGTGCGCAGGATAGAGGAACGGCGGAAGAACGAACGGAGGTGAATATGACGCTAGATGACCTGAACCAGTTTGGTATCGTTACTGCCTACATTGAGGATTCGGAACTCGGCAGGCAATACATCGCATGCGTCGGGCAGCGGACGGCGGGCGGGATGAGGTCCAACGACGGCCAGTATTGGACGGGCGATACCGAGCTCGAGGCGGCTCGGCGGTGCTACGATGAGTCCGGGTTCGGGGCGGCTCAGGATTCGGCTAAATGAGCACCCTGGGTCCGGTTCCTGCTGATAATCCGCACCCTCAGGAGACCCTCGTGAAACTCGAAAACTTCAAATCGCAACTCTCGATGCTGTTGCGCGATCTGCCCATTGGCACGACAGCAGACATGACAGATTTTGCTGTGGCGTTCTGGGGCGGCAGAGAACTGATATTCGCGTTTCTGCACGAGGACAGGCCCGGCGAAATCGACGAAGAGTTCGACCTGGACGATTATCAGTGGGGCGAGTGGGAAGAACGTTTCACTGCATGGGCTCATGCGCCCAAGTTCAGCGAACGACAGGAAGTATTGCGGTGGATTAAGGATGCGCCGCCATTTGAGGCAGGCTAAAGACGCGCCAGCTAGGCTGGGCTAGGGGAGGGGTGATGCTGAGTTTGACTTTGATCGATCCACGCCAGACGGTGCTTATCGAGTCTGGCCATGGGCTTGACTCGATTGGTGCGATGCGCGGCATAGACTTGCCTCGCGACGGGATCGAGACAGACGCCGATTACCGTGCGCGCCTGATGATGAGGCTGTGGGAGCAAACCGTGATTGCCCTCACTCCCGCCATAGCCACGGGCGAATATCTCGACGCGTGGCTGTTAGCCAATAAACCGCCCGCACCAGCCGACGAATCCAAGCCCAACCATGTCCGCGATGCCGTGCGGGCTAATCTGGATTGATGTGCGCCTAGGCGCGGGAGGCGGGATGGACGAACCAACTGTGCAGCAAGTGATAGACGGGTTTCGCTATGGGCCGCTGCCTGGCGGCATAGAAGAACGCGCCAACGGCATTGCCGCCTATCTGACGCGCTCTCCTCGGATTATGGTGGCATTGGAACGCATCGACGGCACTGTGGCACATTTCATTCAGTCAGCAATGATCGATGACTTCGAGAATTTCCACTTGCGCGGCGGCATGGGTGACACGCACCGATTCGAGACAAGTCGCTTTGAGATTGATATGGCGCCGCGCAATACGGACTAGATAGGGGTGCCGCCCGAAGCGCAATGCCTCGGACGGGATACAACAGATAGGGCGGAGTGGCCGGATTCGAACCGGCGAGCGAAGCTAGTCCTATGGCATCGCATACCAAGCCTGCCTAGGCCGTCGCCTAGACATTCACTCCACGTACAGACTACCACTTGTTAAGCGTGTTTACAGCCGCAAGCCTGTCGTCATAGTTAAATTAAATAGGATTACTACTCAATTTACGACTGGAATCAGGCCTGAATGGCTTGCAATTCTCGCTGCAATCCTTCCCAGTTAAATCCTGGTGGCGAGATACCAGAGTTGGCGAGCCAATCACGCGAGACGACTGCATATGCCTCGTCGCAATACTTCCGCATGAAGGCGTTCGTCACCTTGACGAGTTTGCCCCACGTGACGACCGTGAAGGTTTCCTCATCGTAGGCAACGGCACAGATGGCATGGCCGCCCCAGCTATTCGGCTCGCTCAGGGCTTCAGGGGCCCCGGGAATGACGTCCCAAACATTCTGGGTCTGCGCCGTCAGAGGCAAAGCTACGCCCAGATAGACGCCGCCGAAATACTGCACCGATAGCCGAAGTTCGTTCAGATCGCGCGGGTTGAGCGATGCGAAAGACACGGTGTCGGTGCCGATCGACGACGGCACGCCAACGAGGCTCCAATGGCGGAGCACATCCATCTCGACAGCCCCTTCGTCGACCTTCGGATAGCCTGACGTGGCCGCATACAACTCCAACGTCTCGGCGTCGGTCGGCTCGAAATCAAAGCTGTTATTGGCCAGCCAAAGTTGGATCAGGTGATAGACGGCGGCCGCGGTACAGCAACCATGGAGGTCGTTTGCGAGCATTCCCCACGACTTGACGGCCTTCGTCCAATCGACGGATCGTGCAGCCTGCACTGCCATCATGTGCTTCGACAGATGCGGCACGCGCGGGTCTGCCTTCGGCAATTGCTTGCCTAGTTTGAAATGTGCGTGCATGTCAGGAGTTCCAGTGAGAGCCGCCGAATAGGCGAACTCCATAAAACATGAGGGCCGCACGCCATGCTGGGACGCCCGAAACTAGCGAAGCCTCGCGAAGCACCTCATCTGCTACGTCGCGCGGCACCCAATGGAACGAATAGAGCGCGTCATGAACGACGCTTGCCTCGTGAGCAGAATCGGCCGTCAATAGAAATGCAACCGGAGTTCTTGGGACTGAACTGAAGTCAGTTTCGAATCCCGCTGGTACCGTGAACGTCTGCTTTGCCACGTCGGACTGATAGACAAGCGGGGCGGTGAGACGCCAAGTCCCACGCCCGCTGTTTGTGGCATCGCTGACGAGCTCAACTTGCAAGCCAGTCAGAAACTTGCTCACGATGCGACCGCGCCCGAAGCAGGAACCGGAGCGACCGGCGAACCGTACTGAAGCAACGCGGCCGACAGAGCGGTCTGGAATGCGATCAGGCCAATCTGCACGGTCATCTTTGCCGAGTCGTCAATCGGGATCAGGGCGATAACCTGAATCGCCGCGGGAATCGACGTGTTGATCAGGTTCGTGACGGTCGACGGATCGACTGATGCACTGGCAGCGCAGACCGCGGCGTTATCGGTGACGAACTTGTCGAGCACGGCCTTTTGAACTGGGTCGGTCGTCATTGCGGCAACGGACATTGCAGTCGGCTGGACGACGGAGCAGGCCTTAGCGACTTGGGCCTGGAAGGTCGCGGCGTTCTGGGTGACGGATGCGCAACCGGCGAAAGCGAGCGCGGCGAAGCCTGCCGCAAGCAGCATAAGTTTTGATTTCATGGTGAGAACCTTCGGGAGAGGGAGTTACTGCGCGGGCGGAGTGGCGGGTTGTTTGGCAGCAGCGCGCGCGGACAGATAGTTGAGCGCGTAATGCGAGCCCGCCACCAGAAGACCGGCGACGAGAGACGAAACGCTTGGCGGCACAGGAACGTGAAACGCGAGACCGAGCGCCCATTCGACGGCGGGCATTAGCGTGGCAGTCGAGATTGCTACGCCGCCAGTGACGACGGCAGAGGTTTGGTTCATAGATGCTCCGGATCGTGATGGATGACTTCGGTCGGGGAGAATTGATAGCCCTCGACCGCGTACTTGGTGAACAGCCAAACGGGGAAGGGCAATCTGTGAATTCCTTGGTCCTTTCCAATATGCGGGCCAAGGCCGAGCAACATGCCGTTGACGGTCATGTCGTCGACGAAGCGGTAGGGGTCGAAGGGCTTCGCAGACAGGAACGAATCCCAATCGAACGCTTGTGCATGCGGGCCCCATATGCCAGCGCGGCAATCCTCTGCGAAACGTGGCCAGTCCCATGCCGTCGCAAAGCAACGCTCTACAGGAAAGTGATGCGCTTGAAGCGGTGCGCCCAGTTCCTCTGCGGTCATGTTGGTGACGAAGCAGCGACCGCCTTCACGCTCGTTCAGCAACTTCTTTGAGCGCTCGAAGAGGGCAGTCGTCTTGCGCTCTTCGTGACCGGGAACGAAATAGTCAGCGGTGAGTGTGTCTTTGAGTTCGTGCGCGGTTTCTACGGGCATAAAAAAAGCCCGCAAACGCGGGCCTCATAAGGAGTGGGACTAGATCAGGTGACTTGCAGCAGGAACCACTTCCGATTCGTGGCGCCGGTGCTATCAGTGATGACGCATGCGATTTCGTAGGCGACGCCGGTCGTTCCGCCGGATAGCCAGAACACGACTTGCGTTCCTTCGATGACGCCAGCTTGAGATAGCGTGATGCCGGTCGGAACGGTGATCGTTGCCTGCGTCAGCGTTGCGCCGAGCGCCAGCTCGGCGGCCCACTCGAACGCATAGGGAAGGTTCGCTATCGGGTCTTTCGGCGAGATGCGATTGTTTGGAAGGCCAACCATGGTTAGTTCCTGGCCGTGCGGCCTGTTATCCGACTTTGAACACTCGTGTTTCAGGTAGCACGGCGTAGGTCCGTGTTTCGCCTGCGACCGCGAATAAGCGGTTCTCTGCGTAGACGTGGTAGATGTCCGCATCAAGGACGATCGGCGGAATCGAACGAGCTTCAACCGATGACGACAGCGCGCCTAGTCCGGTCGATATATAAGCGCTCTGCAAGCAGGCAAGCGAACCGGCCGACTGCAAGGCGCCTAGGGCGCCGGATGCTATGGCCCAATTGTTCGGGACAGCAATCACTGATGCACTGGATGACAGCGCACCAAGCGTTGATCCGACATTCGCCGCCAAATTCTGTGTCGCCGATCCCGCAGCAAGCAACGAAAGCGAACTGTTTGCCGCCGCGGAGCGATGCTGCGTTCCTGTGATGCCCGACGCAAGTGCGCCGAGTGCCGGCGAAGCCGCTGCAGACGATGCCTGCACGGCCTGCCCGCTTGAAGAAAGCGCCCCTAGAACTGAAGTTGCAACTGCCGTTGTGTTCGATGTGTTGCTTGCAATGGCGCTCGACGAGAGTGCGCCAAGTGAACTGTTCGCGGCACCGGTCCGAGATTGCGCGCCAGTGCCGCTAGACGAAACGGCACCCATCACACTCGCCGCCGAAGCTATGCGCGACTGTGATACGACTCCCTGCGAAGACAGGCCGCCGAGCGACGACATCGAAACAGCCGCTGCGGCGATTACCGCTGTCGCAGAAGATGCGAATGCCCCCAGTGTTCCGGAGGCCAATGCGGAACGGGATGAGGCGGCGGTAGCCGACGAGTTCAGACCTCCCAGCGTTCCGCTTGCGACTGCGCTATTGCTCGCCGACGCAAGCACCTTCGCAGCTTGGACCGTGACGTTACAGAAGTTCCCGGCACCCGCGTTGACCGTGGTTAGCGTAACTGCGAGATTGAGCGTCTGACTCGCGCTGTTTGCGCTGTACGTGAGCGTCGTGAGATAGTCAGTGGATACGCCAGCCGCTACACCAGTGGGCGTGTGCGTTACCGCAGTAGCGCTGCCATCCGACAGTGTGGCGACCAGCTTCGCGGCAGCAGTATTCGCCCCAGTGTCGCCGCCGTACATCCCCCACGCAATGACGACTGTGCGTGTCGTGGTATCGGCGGGGACGGTGAACTGAAGCCCATTGCCGACCACCGCCGAACCTGACGCCGGGGTGAAGATCCCGTCCCCGCTCGTGGCGCTGGCGGTCGGCGTGCCGTCTGTCCAAGTGACGCTGCGTACATCGGGCCCATAGCCGCCAAGCGTGACGCCAGTACCGATAGCGGTAGGCAAAGAGATGGTCGAGCCTCCGCCACTCTTTCGGTTGGGGGCGGTCGCGCTCTGCGGGAACTGGATCCAGTCCGTCTGCGCGGGCGACGAGAGATTTACCGCGGACGTGTTGACAACGGTTGAACCGGATAGGCTACCCACAGTGAACCCTCAAACGTGAGTTATCAGACCGCAGGCATCTTCATCGTCTGCGACACACTGACGGGGACGCCCAATTGAATAATCGGGTTAGAAATCAGGACGTCGAAAAGCTGGCCGGCGCCCTGATACGTCCAGACAGCAGTGCCGTCTGTAAAGGTCGTCGTGCCACTCGGCGTTGTGGTGCTCGACGTGCCAGCAGTCGTGCATTTGTACGTATTGCCGCTGGATGTACAGTACTGGCCAAGCACCACGGCCTGCGAGGCGATCCATGCGGAGCCGACCGTGAAGTCACCCTCAACCGTGGTGCCATCCGACTTGTAGCCGCGAGCAAAGGTGCATGAGCCCCCGGCAACCGGGTTATACGAGCCCGCCGTGAAACTCGCGGTCGTGACCATATTTGGGGTGCTGAAAGAGGGTGCGCCGTAGGCAGTAGCCGAATAGACGCCAGTACATAACGTCGTGTTGCCGCTAAGCGCCGTTTCGGGGGTCGCGGGCATCGTCCCCGTCAGGAAAACCAGTGAGCCACTGTTGTAGAGGGCGCAGTAAGCGGACAGGGCTACGCCCACACCAGACTGGGAAGCGTTCATTCATTGGCTCCAGAAACGAAAACGCCCGCACTGGGCGGGCTGGATGAGGTTTATGCGTGTGGCAGATATTCTGCAAATATTCGTGTAGCAGATATTTACGCGGGCATGACGCCGGTTTCCATTGCGGAGCACAGTCGCACCGCTCGAGCGCCCACCTGGCCATGCCAATCACTGGCCTTCATACCCGCCGCAGCTACGGCATACGAGCCCCGCTGCATGGCCGCAAGCGTGTTCTTGAAGCCAAGTAATTTACCGATACCGAGGTTGAAGCACATGTTCGCAATGACGCGCTGGCGAACCTCGTCGAGCTGGCGCCACCAAGGAAGGTTTCGGTCCAGATTGGCGAACGTGTCGGCGATGTCTTGCTCGAGCAGTTGGGTGACCTGTGCTGGCGTCAGCGGGTAGGCCCAGTTCGATGGCAAAGGCTTGGCTTGCAGGTTGTGGCCGACGCCGGTTGTCTGAATGCCTTTGGTGTCCTTGTACGGCCAGTAGCGCACGCCTTCATCGCAGCGCAGTTCGGCCTCGAGAAGTGTGGTGTTCATCCTTGCCCCGGAAACTTCCCATGCGCCAGCGCCCAGATGGCGCCCGCCACCGTCAGGAAAGGCCCAAACCAAACCACGAGCTTCCGCATGACCCGCCCGGTCGCCGTGAAGAATCCAATCCCGCCCTTGGCCAGCTTTAGCAGTTCGACCAACTCCTGAGTGTTCAACTCGACGCGTAACGTCGCCTCAGTGTTTGCGGATAGCTCGCCGCGCCAGTCAAAGACCTGTTGCTCGATCGTGCTCATGCGTTGCTCCAGGGCGGTGATGCGGTCATCGCCGTGCGGGTGTGGATGGTTCAAGGAGAGCCCCGGAAATGAAAAAGGCGCCTCAGTGGGCGGCCTTGGGTTTGGTCTGGACGTAAAAAAGCCGCTCGATGGCGGCTTGGGTTGGTCTTAATTCTTGGTTGACGACAGGGGCCACGGACACCGCAGTTGATGGCCTGCGGTGTTGTACACTTGCTGCGCTTAAGGAAACCCGTACACGAGCCCGTGACAACCGAACGGGCCGGCTCAGGAGTGGCAGGCATGACCTTGATTAAAAGTCTTGGCCGTTCGATTGGCCCGATCCGCAGACTGCACGATAGCCGTAATGCATTAGCTGAGGCGCTTCAAGCCGCAGAAGAACGGGCTCGCCATGCCGAAGAGCGAGCCCGGAACCTGGAGAATCGGTCAGGCATACCCGCCAATTCGCCGTTCTTTGCCTACTTCTCCAACTTCGACGCGCTGGCATGTATGCGGCGCCACGAGGTATATGACCGGAAACCTACGCCAGGATTTCAAACGAACTGGCTGGGCGTGTTGGTAGATCCTAAGTTTTTCCCGTTTTTGGCCGGTCAGGACGGCAAACTGGATCAGTTCCCGCTGCCGTCTAACTGGCACGCCGATATCGCGGAGTGGGCTTCAGCATTACATGCAGTAGAACTAGCGCGCCCCGACGCGTTTTGCATGATCGAATTGGGGTGCGGGTGGGGTTGCTGGATGAATAATACTGGCGTGGCAGCCAAGCGTACCGGTCGCAAAGTGCACGTAATCGGCATTGAGGGTGACGAAGGGCATATTGGATTTGCCCGCGAGTCGCTGTCCAGCAACGGATTTTCGATCGATGAGTATTCGCTGCACCGCGGCATCGCCGCAGCCACGGGCGGCATTGCACTTTTCCCGCGCCAGGAGCACGCCGGTCACAGTTGGGGATTGGAGCCAGTTTTCGGCGCTACACAGGAACAGCAAGATCAAGCGGTGCGCACGGGCAGCCATGACTTGCTGCCGATGATTTCCCTGGAATCGGCGATCGGAGATAGGGAGAGAATCGATCTCTTGCACGTCGATATTCAGGGCGGCGAGGCCGATCTGATTGATTCATGCCTATCTGTTCTCAATGAAAAGGTCGCCTACGTTCTGATCGGTACTCACTCGAAGCACATTGAGGGGCGCCTATACGATACTTTCACGTCCGCTGACTGGTCAATCGAAATGGAGCGACCGGCCTTTTACCACATCAATAACTGGAAGCCCCAGCTAACTGTTGATGGAGTGCAGGCGTGGCGCAATCCGCGTTTCATTCCGTCTGGTAACTGAATGTTGTACCGCGGCGCGGCTCACAGAATCGGGAAATGATAAGATCCGCGCCCGAGGGGACTAATATGACTATGCTTTCGATCTGGCCGCCTTTTGCAATAATCGGCCTTGTTGTGTGCGCCTTGTCGATGCGCCAATTTTCTTTTCTGGATACTGCGCCCGCTGCGCATCAGCACAGATCTAATTCTATCGACGGCCTGCGTGGCATCCTGGCCTCAGGTGTGTTTTTCCATCATTTCGTGTGGCTGGGCTACGATCTGAAAAATAGGGTGACGGGACTCCCGCCATCAAATTTCTATGCATTCATTGGTCCGGGATCAGTTTCGGTTTTCTTCATGATCACGGGATATCTGTTCTGGGGACGTCTCGTCGACAGGAAAGGATCGATCCAGTGGGGGGATTTCTATGTCAACCGCCTGTTCCGGATCGCGCCGCTTTATCTATTCCTCATTGCCGCCTACTTCGCTTTCGTGATTATTCGCTCAGGCTTGCCGGCGAATCTCACGATCGAAACTGCGACGCAAGTATCTAAATGGCTTGCGCTGGGCGCTGTCGATCATCCCACACCGTTTCTCGATCATCCAGAATATCTCGGGATAGTCGGGCAAACGTGGAGTCTGCACTACGAATGGCTGTTCTACTTGGCACTCCCACTGATTGCAGTGCTCGCACGGGAAAAATCAGCTATCGCCGTGATCGGTGCGACGCTCCTGTTCTTTCTGTTTGGAGCGGCTATCATCAACCAGCCATACCGGTCATTTGTCGAAAATTTCCTGCTCGGGATGCTAACGGCCAGCTTGCTTCGCTCATTCCGAGGCTTTGGAAAGGGCGGCATTCTCTGGTCGGTCTTCGCGCTTGCTGCGGGAGCAACCGCATTGGCGCTGCCAGGCGATCCTTTTACCGATACAAGAAGCATCATGCTTGGGCTATTTTTCTTTTTCATCGCATCCGGAGCAACGGCATTCGGCGCCCTGTTGACGCCCGGCGCACGTCGCCTTGGCAACATCAGTTACAGCATTTACCTGCTGCACGGCCTTGTCATCGTTACTCTGATGCAGTTTCCCAGATTCGGCGCGAACATGACTTACTCGGTAGGGCGCTTCTGGCTGGTCACGCTCATCACGTATGTGGTCGTTATTGCCCTCTCGGCAGCTACCTATTACCTGATCGAGCGACGCGGCATTGATCTGGGCCGCCGCGTCCTCAGATGGAAATCGGCTAATGCACAACTAGCGCGGACCACATAACTCCGGTCACTGTCGCGCCGGAAGATGTGGTCACGCCAACCGTAATATCTGACGCAGAAGCCAATGCGACCGTATGGGTAAAATCCTGGCAAACCGCATTTGAAGACCCGCTAATCGTGCATGTCATAGATGTAGCAACGCCATTTAGATAGACCGTTGCCACCCAGGACTGGCCAGCGCCAACAGTCGCATAAGCTTGCACGGTCAGTTTAGCCAAGGTCCCGACTTGCGAGATAACCTGCTGGTTCTGTCCGATATTCGCGTTGGCTCCGGCGGTCCCAACGTAGTATGTGCTGCTCGTCGGAATCGCCGTCCCGAAACTACCCCCGCCGATAGCGTGGTAGGAAGTGTAATTTACAGACTGTGTACCAATGCTGTAGTTCGTCGTTACGCCAGCGAACGAATTTGCTCCCAAAGTCCAACTGGGCGCATTGCTCGTCAGGGTAACGCCCGTACCGAGCGAGTTGAAAATGTTTTCGCCAAGGTAATTCGACGATCCCGAGTTCGAGACATTCACAAATACCCCGTTTGGGCTGGCCGCGCTGAATCCGGGGAAGAACTGGTTATTCGCAATGTTGAAGTCGGCTGCGGATGCGCTGTTGATAATGATTCCGCTATTGGAGCCGCCAACATAGAAAAGGTTGTTCGTAATCGATGCGTTGGTGAGCGGGCCGCCTATGACGATGTCATTTGAGTAGGTCGAGAACTGGGAATTCGTAACCGCCAGTTGCACCATGCCGGCTGTACCATTTGCAACGACACCTTGATTCACCTCAGTCAGGTTGGTGCTGGTCAGGCTGACGCCCTGAACCCAGGTTCCCATCGTGATCGAAACGTTGTTAAAGATAAAGTTGCAACCGGTAAAGTTATGAACGACCGCCGCTTGTGTGGACGACGATCCGGAAAGAACAACACCATTTCCAAGACCCGTGCCGCTGCCGAATGCCCCCAGCCACATATCACTTACATAGTTGATATTAGACACGGCGGTGACCTGTGTGCCGGTTACCCAATACTTCGTGCCAGATGTAGGACCGCCGGAGGTCCACCCATCGGAGCCCATGAACGTGACATCGGTAATGTCGCTTTGTGCGGTATTCGCCGGATTGCTGATGGAACCTGCACCCTGCGTAATCGTGAGGCCGGTAGCAGTCCCAGCGCCTTGCGTTTGCAGCGTGAGGCCGCGAACGTGAATCGAGCTGGTCCAATCCTTCGTCGTCAGGACGATCCCATTCACGGCATTCGGCCACACCAGATTCGTGACGCTCGAGCCGTCACCAATGATTGTGATCGTAGAGCCGAGATTCGGGATTGCGTATGAGATGGTTGAATTGAACAGATATGAGCCGGGCGGGAAATATATGCATACCGAATTATTTGCGCTCTGCGCCGAGATCGCATTCGTCCACGCGGTGTTATTCGCGGCCGCACCGCCGCCGATATTGTTGCCGCCGTAATCGAGGATGTTTTTGCAGCCCTGATGATTGACGACGAATGCCGTCGTGGCGGCTTGCGTCGTGTTCGTTCCCAGCGCTGCCGTGTTCGCCGTGAGCGTCGTGAACGTGCCCGCACTCGCGGTCGCCCCACCGATCGCAGGCGGCGAGGCTAGGTAGTTGCTGAAGCCCGTCCCGCTGACCGTACCTGACGCCGATAGCGACGTAAATGCGCCAGTATTCGGCGTCGTCGACCCGATTGACCCCGGTGCCGCAAAGGTAGCGCCGCCAAGTTGCGAGGCATTGATTGCTGCGTTACACGCAAAACCCGCCCCGCTTGTCCATGTCAGCGCACTGGACGTCGTGCTGCAGCTAGGCATCGCGAAGGCCGTTGGTGATGCGTTCGAGCCCGTCACATTGGCGAGCACCGTATTGGCCGATTGTGTTGCAAGATCAGCGGTCGTGACGAGGCCGGTTGCAGTAAATGCGCCCGTCACTGTCGGGCTGACGATAGACGGGGAAGTTGCGAGTACAGGCGAGCCAGAGCCTGTGACAGCATTTGAGAGCGCTGCGGCGACGCCCGTGCCGAAGCCGGAAATCCCAGTAGAAATAGGGAGGCCCGTGCCGTTGGTCAAGTTCACGGCAGACGGTGTCCCGAGATTGGGAGCAATGAGCGTCGGCCCGTTATTCAGAACTGCAGATCCCGTGCCCGAAGATGACGTCGCGCCCGTACCGCCATTGGCCGCCGATAGGGGATTCTGAAGAGTGAGGCTGTTAAAGGTAGGCGACGGATATGTCTGGGCGAGCGCGAGCGACGAAAACAGCCCCGCAACAACGATTGCGAATAGTTTTTTCATTTCTTCCAGGCAATAAAAAAGCGCCCGGAGGCGCTTGTATTGAATCGGCTGCGTATCAGGACACCGAGACGACGCCCGCGTTATTCCACACGACGCCAGCGGTGACTGGTTCTGTAGTAGGCAGACCTGTCGCCCATGCGGTAGAACTTAGGATCGTTGCGAGTTGCGAAATCGGCATCGTGCAAAGCGCAATCTGCCCGTTTTGCACTTGATGAATCGTGACGGTTTCGTCGCCCGTCAGCGGTTGGGGGAGTCCGTAGATTTCAGTCATTGGGTGCCATCAGTTTGCCGCTGTTCACAGTCCAGCCATTGGGATTGTCGAAGTGCTGTTGCCACTGCTGCTCGGTCGTCTGCACGAGCGCATTGGACGGAGGAAGATCGGGATACGCAAAGACCGCTGTGTCATACCATCCCGTGACAGGAGACGGAGATACTGCGGCAGGGTTGAATCGTGCGAATTGAGTCATCAATACCCCCTCACGTTGTAGTAGACGCCATAGGTAGCGCCGGTATAGCTGCACTGGCAAGAAATCTGGGACGTCGACACGACACTAAAACCTAGGCCGCCGGCCGCCGCGGGTACTGCACCACCCTGGAAATTTCCTGTGGGCGCAAAAGCTCCATTGGGGAACGCAATTGGCAATGTGATATTTGTTGTACCGGACGCTGCAACGGTGGCTAATCCCCACTGCTCAATGAAGTAACCGGTCGGACTATTCGGATCGGGATATTTTTTGTAGCCATTTGTCCCAAGAGAGCTGGAAAATTGCCCTGGTAATTGGCCATAGGCCATTGCCTGGTCCCCCGCTGATGCGTTGGGCACTACCGGCGACTGGGAGAACGTATTGTTACCCGCCCACGCGTTAGTCGCAGCCAACTGTCCGAACGACGCCTGTTGCCCGGCAGTGGGCGGGCTGAATGCATAATCGCCCGTGAGCCATGCCAATGCCGAAGTGCCCTCCTGCGCGCGTGCAACTGTTAATGTCGCCCCCGTCCGGGCGGTGGCATAGACGATTTCAAAGTTCTGGCGCGTCGCTACATCATTCAGCGTAATTACAAGAACCTCACCAGCAGGAATTGAAGCCGGTAGATTCGCCGTGCTGGCTAGTGTGATTGTGGTGGCACTGGGCGACGCGGCACCCGCCAACGTCGTATTGATATTGTTCGCGAATGTGAAAATCGTCATGGGTTACGCCGAAATTGAGATAACGCCGCCGTTATTCCACAGCTGGTTGGGGTTGCTCGGATTTGTCGTCGGTAGACCGCCACCACCAAGAGCAAGAAGCCCGGCAGCAGTGATAGTTCCGAAATAAACGGGTGAGCCCGCTCCAGAGCCGCCAGGAATGACCGATACCGTGCCTCCGTTGTACCAAACAGCACCAGCAGCAAGACCGACAGGGCTAGTCGGATAGTTCAGGGGAGCCGTCATCCACAAAACACCGCCGTCATTCAGAAAACTGATGTTGATGAAGGCAAACGTGTATTGGAACGGAACCGACAGGGCGTTGTTGGTCAGCAGCTCCTGAAGACTTGTGAAAACAGAGTCTTCGAATGATGAAATCGTGAAAACATTGCCCGATACCGTAATCGACGGCGGGTTGTCGAGTACCGTGTAATCCGAACCGTTCGCTCCGTTCAGAAACCGGTTGACCCGGTTCTTGAGCCATCCCATCGTGAACATCTGCCCGTCGCCGCGGTACAGATCCCACGTCATCGCCCGCTTGTAAATGTCGTCAGACGCAAGCGCGGAAGATCCGGAGGACGTGAAACTTGCTCCGTCGTAGGGAAGAAGTGTGTTGTATGGCGTTGAGTTATAGCCAGCGGTTACGGCACTCGTTTGGTTCGATAGGACCGGCCGAGGGATTCCGTAGACTCCGTTGCCAATCCAGTCCAGCAATGGGCCATTGATGTTGGGCGATGTGTAGAGGCCGAGGGGTGTGCTGTTGAACCACGAAAGATACCCCTGAGACAGAGAATTGTATGCGGCGACGAATGCTTGCAGGTTCTCGTCGTCGCTGTACTCGGCATACAGATAGCTCGGAATTATCTCTTGCAGCGGAACAGTCGAAAATGATTCGATGGCGCCCATGCTTTAGCCCTGAGTGACGGTGATCGCCGTAGCAGAGGCGTTAAAAAACCCCTCGGGGTCTCCAGGGATAATGCTTGTCCCCGCAGTCGGTGAGGCCGTCACACCGTTGATTGTCACGACGAATGTGAGAGTCGTGATGTTCGGTGCCGAGATCACTGAGGCAACGGCGTTCTGAAACACGGCCTGCATTTCAAGCAGGTTGATTGGTTGACCCACATAAATGCTGTTTATATAAGACTGGATTGCGGGTGCCGCCAACTGATTGACTGAAGTACCAGCAGTAAAGCTCGGTAGCGTTGTGTTCCAGTGCGCAGCCACAGTCACCGTCTGCTGAGGCGGGTTGACGAACGTAATCGAGTATGTATCCGGGTTCTGGAACAGCGATACCGTCACATTGCGCGGATTAGGCGTAAGCTTCGCGCCGCCCGTGTAGGTTCCGAACCCGCTTCCGTTTGTCGTCGTCGTGATCGTCGTTGCGGTGACCGAGGCGATTGTGTAGGTCAGGTTGTACGCGCTCGGCGTTGCACCTGTAACCGTGACTGTCTGGCCAGCGATGTATCCGTGATTCAGGTTGGTCGTGATAACAACCGGATTCGCCGCGGTCATGCCCGTGATGGCGAGTTGCGAGCCTTGCAAAGTCGCGATATCCGGTACGCCCTGCAGGATTGCATTGGCGATCGCATAAGTATCGCCGCCGCCGCAGATGACTTGCCATCCGCCAGTTACCTGGTTGATCGAGACGAGCTGTTGCTGGACACCAGTGATCTTATAAAGCAGTGTCTTCAGGTATGCGGGCGTGCCGGTGGCGGCGACGATACCAGCCTGCAATACCCGGCTGCGGTACGTCTGAACGCTCTCGGTTGTCGTCGCTGGCGTGCCGGCCTGCGGATTGGCGACAGTCACCGCATAGGCGCTCGGAATGGAGGTGACGATCTGTGTCACCGTGTTCGCGGGAATTGCGAACGTGCCGCTATTGGTCGCTACCGCAGTAAGCTGCGGAGTGGTGCCGCCCGTCTGGATGACGCCGCCATCGACCAACGCATATTGGTTCGTGCCGTCTGAAACGACGAAGCCGGGCTGAAACACGTAGCCGGCAGGACCCGAAAAAACGACGTCGACGCTGGCATTAGCCGACGTGCCTTGCGGGATGCCCGCCTGTGCGCCGAGTTGGGCGAGGATGAAGGCATTGGCACCGTAAGGCGTCACGGCATTGATTGCGTCGACTCGCGCCTGATCGATGGTGATGAGCGCGCCGACGTCGGTCCCGCTGATGTCGTCGATGAGTGACGCGGGCAGATTCGCCGTGTACCCAGGGACTTGCGAGGCAACATAGTTGATCAGGTTCTGGTATAGCGTTGCAGGCGGGGTGACCGCGGGGCCTGCAGCGGTCATCACCAACGGTATGCTAGTCGGGCTAATGGTCATGTCGCGATTGTTTCGTTGATGATGGCGCCCGAGTGGCACACGGCACTTACGTTATATTGCGGCGGAAATGCCCCCTGTACGCGGGTAATGACTAGCGACGCGAAGTAGGGGGCGAATTGCTGCTGAATATTCGACACGTAGAAGTCGGGCATGACCTGTGTCATGATCGTCTGATACTGTGGAATCCCAACGTTGGCATTGAATGGCGACTCCCCAAGATTCAGCTTTAGCGCCTGAACCAGCGTGGTTAAAAAGACGTTGTCAGAAAAGCCGTTGCTGTCCGTCGTTACTTCCACCCATGTCTTGTTGCCTAGCTCGTCGGTTGTTCTTCCCCATGTGCGCATCTTTATGACCTATTGATATGCCCAACACACACCCACCAAGCTTCTTCACGCACGAGTCGCTAGCCCGACTGTCTCGCGACTATCTGGTACTCGTGCTATTCGTGCGAAGCCGGTCTGAGGCGTTTGAACTGGCGTTTGACGTTGCAAAGATGGCCCAGCTATTTGCGGAGCGAGACCTGGAGTCGATGAGGATTTTTGTTGCTGGCTTCGTGCCGACGTTTGAGGGTGCGACGCAGGCGATGGATCTGATTCACTACGTGCGCGGATGGAAGGGCACGCACTTCTACGCGCAGGGCCGAATGATCATCGGCGAGATGCGGGAAGCATTCATGACGGAAGCAGTCCTGAAATGCTTCGCGGACTCCTGCTCAGTTCGCGACTATCGCGCCCACTGCTTCAGGCTGATAGATAACCCTTTTGAGCCGCTGGCGCCATACCGGAACTTCGAACACGTCGCGCCATACTTCCGGCACTTTGAAGCGAAGTCGGAAGACGGCACCTACGTTTTCCCATGCCGACATATGCTGCAATGGTTCCGGCCGCAACGCGATCACCCGGCGTCGATTCCCGACCAGATACAGGCCGAAGGGGTCGAGAAATACTGCGATATCTGCCCGCGGTTCGATCCCGACGATTTCGGGGTAACGTCAATCAAACGCAAATCATGAAAATCTTCACTGCCCACGACATGAAACAAACATTCATCGCCTTTCTCTCAACGATGGCCGTGCTGTTCGCACTCGTCATGCTATTCGCCATAGCTACTGGTGGACTGTGAGTCGAACCATGAAGCCCCTCATACTCGCGCTGCTGTTTCCCACCATTGCTTTAGCGCAAGGCGTCGACCTCGCCGGAGTCCCGCAGAACTGCAGGGCACCTCTGGCGAATGACATGGAAATGTCGAATATCCCGCTGCTACTGGATCTCGGCGAGAGTGCAGCGAAGATATCCCGCATCGAAACGATCGGCGGAACGCCAGCATACGAATACTGGCCCGGGTTCTACCGGATCGATTGCTATATAACGGTTCACTGGAACAATGGAACGGTCGACTACGGCTACAAGTTCAGCATGTGGGAAGATCGTCATGGCGGGCTCAAAGGAGCGTATTCCCGCCATTAGCCTGTCATATTTCCGGTGTTGCCGGATCCAGTCTGTACGCCAGGGTGGTAGTGGCCGTTGACAGCACCGTTCGGCAGGATGACATCAGGCGCCGTGATAGGCATGGTCGAATCTGCACCGGAAGCGCCCCACGTGAACGTCTGGCCCCCCGCCGTCATCGTAACCCCCGACGCGTTCACCACGAGTGATACCGATCCGAACGTTACGGTTGTCCCGTTCTGGTCAGTCACGATCGATGACGTCGTACCCGTCGTCGTCTGGATAATCGCACCGTTCGGACCTTGAATCTGGGCCGCATCAGGGTCAATTGGTCCTGACGAAGCATTGCTGACAGGCACAAAGACCAAGGCGCTCAGGTTGCCCGGCCGCGTCATATTTGCTACGCCGCCGCCAAGCCCCGACACGCCGCCCAGATAGGCATCGGCCGGCATCGTCACACCCTTGTCGCCTACCTGCGTCGGCATCCGGATCCACGGGCTCTCGGCCTTGGGGATCGTGATATTCGGCAACGTGAAGGGAGCGGCGTTGACCTCAAAGGCAACCGTGACGATAGACCCAGAAACACTCACCACCCGACATGGAAGAGCGCGTCCCGTGTTGGCGATAGCCTGCTGGGCCCGGTTAATCGCGAGCTGGTTTGCGCTTCTCTGGACCCATAGCTTTGCGTAGTTGTCAGCCATTTGGATTCATCAGGCAGTTAGCGATCGTGACCCATTGCGTCGCGTCGGCGGAGCGGAAGCTACCAACCTGTCGCAACTCATTGACGATAAAGTTGTTCTGGAATGTCGTTTGGTACTTGATGCTCGAGGGAAACGCGCTTTGTCCTGTCACCACGAATCCTGGGGCGTTTTGCAGCCCTTGCGGCATTCTGACCTTTCCGCCCATGACCAGATCAGCGCGCGCGACCATCTTCAACTGAATTGTATTGACGGCTACCCATGTGGGTTGCCCAACGAAATCCGTAAATACAAGCTGGATAGGCGAGGGAGAATAGGTCGCATCGAAGACAATGATCTTGCCGCCCTGAATCCCGATATTGACGCGATTATCGAAGACGCCTTCGGTGATGTCTCCGACCATCTGGGCAAACTGATCCAGTGTGCCGCAAACGTGAATCTCGTCATAGCTCTGAACGAGACCACTGCTGATATTGATCGAGATCGGCGTATTCGGGTATGCCACATCCAATGCCTGAAGCAACGCATCAGAAAGTTTCGTGCCGGCACGCCAGTTCAGGATGAAATTACCCGGATTGTCGACTGTGTATCCTGCGGGGATCACCACAAAATCGAGCGTTTGCTCCAAGCCCTCCCAGTTGCCAAAACACTGGAATACCTGCCCTTTGAGGATCGTCCCAGCCTGCGTCGGATTGACAAGCGGGAGACCCGCCCTCATACCAGACTTTAGCTCGAGCACCATGCCGGCGAACTGCTGCGGCTGCGTCAGATCTTGCAGGGATATGCCATGCAGCGTTACTGTCGATGCGCCCGATGGAGTGCCGTATGGGCCAACCAAGGCGTCATACTCAATGTTGAGCGCTGCTGGATCGTAGATTCCGCCCGGGTGTGATGTCCATGTCCTGATCGGCGTCGTGCTGCCTTGAGGCGTCAAAGAGAGTTCGTAGTAACGCGACATGGTTTAAGGGCTGACCTCGATGTTTCCCGTATCTTCGCGGTACAAGATGGTAGAACTGGAAAACACACCAGGCGCTAGAAGGATGTCATAGCCGAGCGGCGAGCCGATCATTGCGCCAGACCATGCGACGTTTCCGGGCGCATCAGTGATCGTCAGATAGTAGCGTTGCCCGGCAATGTTCCATGTCACATTCCCGACGTAGCTCGTGCCATCAAGCGTCAGAGGCGTCGAGAAGGGCGGCGACGAGAGGTTGTTCGGCGCGAAGGCGATGATCGTCACAGTGGCGAGCTCAGGAATTGATTGACAACGCCAGATAGTTGGCTGACCCCCTGCACGGCGTTTTGCGCGGCAAATCCGACTGCAACTGCGGAATTCGACCAGATGGATGTGCCAGGTGCTGGCGTTGCGCCCGATACGGCATTGCCACCAGCAAGCTTTGACATGAGCGAGTTATACGCCAACGTGGCTTGCTGGCCCGTTACTAACGGTTGCTGGAAGTCCCATTGAAAACTGATCTGCTGTTGCTTTGTGTCGCCGCCCGTTGTGTCAGTGATCGACTGGAGGATGCAGTTCTTATAGATGTAGCCGGGCGTGGCCACATGGTAGGTGCCACCAGCAGCGTTATGCGCCACCAGCGAATTTTGCAGACTCGTCAGGATGGCCGTTTTGGTGAGATAGCCGGCGGTATCCTTCACCGGGCAGATCATGTGCAGCGAAATATTCAACGGCTGCTGGATCGTCGCATTGGCCGCCGTTTGCTGGTTAGCGAATGAATACGTCGCGATCTGCTGATTGACCAGTGTCGAACCGGGAATCGGCACGAAGCGCGCGAAAAAGTCGCTGGTCGAGAAGCTGCCACTGGACAACGCGCCCTGCAGGAATGCTGCCGACTGGCCAACCAGGGCGATAATTGGCAGCATCCCACCAAGCGTGTTCGACGCGATGCCGTCGACCAGGATAATTGGGCTGCACTGGAAGGCGAGGTCATATGTCGACCGGAATGCGTCAGAGATTGCCATATCAGTGCGGCGCCGCGTTCATTGATGTCGCCACCTTGGCGGCCGTCGAATTCGTGATGTTGATGTTGACGTTCTGACCTTGTCGGAGCATTAACTGTGTGATCTTGGCGATGTAGTCGCGCGTTTCTCGCGGTGCATGCGATTCCCAGTTCTGGCCATTCTTCTGGATATCCTTGTCCAGATTACCCATCCCCCAGTTGTAGGCGGCAAGAGCTTTTTTGACGTTGCCCCCATACCGATTCAGAAGAAATGCGTCGTAACGGCGTGCGGCATCCTGGGAATCGGTAAGGTTATTGACGTTGCCATGACCCCATTCCTTCCAGGTGTCCGGCATGAACTGCATCGGACCCATCGCACCCTTGGGTGACAAGGCGTGCTTTCCGCGACTTGATTCGACCGAGTATTGAGAGTCAATCAGGGCGTTCATCGTAGGGGCGGTCTGCGTGCCTCCGTTGCCCGAAAAGAAATCTCGAATGCCATAACCGAATCTAGCCAATCCGCTAGCCACCCGTCCAGTCTTGTCAGGATTGGCAGCATCTGCGCGCGAAACTGGTGGACCTTCAAGGGCGTCAAGAACCGCCTTGGCTTCCGGCCCGGCAACCTTGAGCAGGTTCACGGCTGCTGCCGCGGCGGCATCGCCCATCGTCTTCAGTTCGGGAGCTGCGGATGCGAGTTGACTATTGAATTCGTTTAATACCTGGGCCCAGTCGGATTTCAACGCAGCCTTGACATCGGATGCCTGATCGGCGGTACCCTGATTGATCTCGTTCCTTTTGGCGTCTGCGATCTCTTTCTGCTGCGCCTTCATCCACTCGGAGTCGTCGTAGCTTGCGCCAGTACGAAGTTGCTGGAGCGACAGGAAATCTGTGAAACCATAAGCCTGCGCCATGGAGCCCGCAGGCATGCCGGATTTCTGCCAATCGCGATACTTGCCGCTTGCCGCTCGAGCAAAGTCATACGTCAACTGCTCGGCATCTTCGTTCTGGATCTGCTGCGGCGTCAGGCCGGCTGCAATGAGGGCGCGCCACTTCGTAGGGTCACTCTGTGCATTGGCGAAATTGCCAAGATCGGACGCGCCTAAACCGAACTTTTCGAAGTTCGCACCGAACGATTGCGTTTGCCCGATCTTGAGACCCAGGCCGCGGGCCTGGAGGTTTTGACCGGCCAGCTGACTGGTTGCCCCATAGATCGCCGCAATAGCCGACCCGATACCGCTTGCGCCTACCGTGCCCAATTTGAGCAGAACCGAACTCATGCCTGCGATCGATTTATGCATGGCCGCAGACGCCTTCTGCATCCGGGTCATCTGGATTGCGCCGTCTTTTGCTTTTGTGTTGAACTTGTCCTGGACGCCGGTAGCGCGTCCCATCGATTTCGAGATCGCATCCGCCTGAATGGCTGCGATCATCAGGAATTCTTTAGACGAGTGCGACGACTTGGCAAAGTGGTCCAGAGGGTCATTGGCATCATCTATTGCACCGACGACCTTTTGCCAGTCATCTGGCATTTCCGAAAGTCGCCGTTGGTATTCAGAGAAAAGTTCATGGAACTCTCTGAATTTCGAATCATCGACGTCAATCTGGATAACGCTCTTTGCTGTCATTGTCGTTTCGCAGATTCAATTAGATAGCGCTGGCGGTACTCGAGCGCCGATCGGTATGGCGAGTCGTATCGTTCAAACGTCTCGACGAACCCTTCGCCCGTGATGAAACTTAAGATGGAATCGAGGATGCTGCCGGTTTCGTAGGTTCGGCCTGCATCAAGCTCGGCAAAGAGGCGCCGAATTCCGTAGGATTTAATTGCGAAATCGACGCCCCCAGCACAGAAGCGGTGGCTCTCGCCGTCGTCTCGCGATCGGCTTTTCTCGCCATCGCATAGTTGCAGGTAAAAAAAACAATGGCCGATGCCAGCTCCTCGAAGTCTTCAGCATCGATCTTGCCGGCGGAGATAGCGGTATCGATCGGGAGCATGTCCCAGCCATGCTGGCCAGGGCACAGCACCATCGTCAGGCGCTTGAGTTCGGCGAAGAACGATTGCGTCTCGTCGTCGAGCACATTGCCCTGTTCGTCGAACGAGCCGCGCACTGCTGCGTCTTTCCTTCCTTCGTCGCGCAGCGTCAACGCGGCAATGCGCGGACCGGATGACATCAGGTAGTGCGCGCCTTTGCTGGCCAGCGCCGATTTTGTCGCGGACAGAACCCGGAAGTGTTGCTCCCACACTTCCCGTGAGATGGGCGTGTGATACGCCCAGAGCTTCACGACTTCCTCAGTTACGTCTTTCCCGTCTACTTTCTTCGTGACTTTCTCAGTCACGATAGGGAGGACCAGATTTCTCTTTTCGTCGATTTTCATCTCAACCCTTTATTGAGCCTTAGGAGGTGCTGCGGCAGCCGGTAAGGGGCCGGCGCTTCGGGTCGCGTCCCTAGCCGCAGCATGAAGCACTACATCAGGTAAAGGACCACAAATTTCCGTTCACGTTGAACGTGCCGCGGATGGTCAGCCTGACGACAGGATCAGTACCGTCATAACTTCCGGGGCTTATCGAGCGGATGGCCGCATCGTTTAACGTGATCGCCGGAAACGCCGACGTATCGCTGTGAATCGTCACATCGCCCAACACGCCCGTATCCTGAGACTGCGACAGCCAGGCGGAAGCGAGCGTTTGCGAGCGAAGCAAGCCAACAGTGATCGACGCCATTACATACGGCTCGGGGGAATTCACGACCCCTGTGCCGACTTCGATCTGCTGAACGAAGTCACCTTCGAACTCGATGTGGGCGAATGACTTGCCCATGAAACTGGAGGTGATATTCAGCGTCGGAATTGCTGCGATGACGACATGGCATCGGACTCGATTCAACGGGCCCGCTACGAGATAAGGATTAGCCATTTTGTTTTCTCCTTATCACGCGAACTGCTGTGCGTCTAGGTTGAATTGCAGGGTCAAAAATCCATTCTGACCAACGACGACCGCCGAGAACCCGTTGTAGATACCGTTGTTGTAGTCGCTCGGATTTTCAGTCGTGTACGTCGAGAACGGGACTGCAGAGACGACAGCACTCAAGGCGCAGCCGTACTTGACAGCCGAATCAGCAACGTTCTGGGCGATGGCCTGAAGCGTGTTGATGCCCGCCTGGTTGTACAGCAGCGGAGGATTGCTGTTCGAGCCATTGATGACTGCGTTCGCCAGTGCCTGCTTGACCTGAATGCGAAACCAGTCAATGCCATACCACCAGGACGCCTGCTCTCCATCCATCAGCGTGCCCTTGAACTGGGTAGCAGTCGAAACGCCGCCCTCGGCACCCGTCAGAATCAGGTTGCCGTAGTTCGTCAGCACGGTATTGATGTTCGTCTGGTTGCCGTTTTGCGACCACGGCGTGACGCCAAACACGTAGCGGAACGCCATCGGAGCCAGCGGATTGGCCGGGCCGGGATTATTCACGAGCCACTGATAGAAGCTCGACGCGGCCTGATGCTCCGTGTTGGCCTGTGTCGGACTCGGCACGAGTGCGAACACAGCCTTGTTCGACGCGTATGTCGGCAGGTTGGTGACGTTGGTCGTGATGAAGAAGTACGTCTGACCGCTCGGGCTTTCGTAGTTCGCCGTCATCGTGTTCAGCGCAGCCGACGACGAGGAATCCCATGAAGCAGGCAGCAAATACGCGTAGAACACCTGCGGATTGCTGTTACCCGTGATCCACGTCTGGAGGGCCGTGATTGCGGTCGCAGCCGTCGTGGCAGAACCCAGTTCCAGCACATAGACGCCAACCGTCTGACCTTGCGCGAAAAAGGTCGTCGCGCAGTTGTTGACGAACGCGGACCCGGGAGGCGTGTACGTGCCCGGCGTCGTTTCCGTTCCCGGATTCGTCGTGATAGCGAACGTGAAAGTGTTTGCGCCGGTTACGGTAGCCGTATAGGTGCCGTTGTAAGCAGCGGGCACAGCCCCGGCAATCGTCGTCGTGAACGTCTGGCCGGTAGACAGAGAAATGGCTGCAGTCGTCGTGGCCGTAGCCGTACCCGTTGACCATGTGATACCGGTCAACGAAAGGGGCGCCGCGAGAATGGCCTGCGTCTGCGCGAGGTTGCCGCAATACTGATACGTGCCAGGGGTGAGGGTAGTCCCGCCCGTCGACACAATCGCACCACTTTGCTGAAGCTGGGATACGGTCGGCGCGCGCGTAACGGTGGTATTGACCGTTACAATCGTCGGAGTGATGGTGGTCGCCATGTGGGCGGGCTCCAGTTATTAGATGTACTCGACCGCGACGACGCCGCCCGTGCCAGGATCGACGACGAGGCCGTTCGTGTAGGCCATGTCGAGGGGGACAACGCCAGCGGGAACCCACGGCGTAGCGCCAACCTGGAAGAGCGCCGTGGCGGTGACGCCGGCACCCGTAGTGGCCGCGTCATAGACGCCGACAGCACCACCGGACGCGACAGTGATCACGGACAACTTCAGCGCGCGGCCCGCACCGGTCTTGATGACGGTTTTCGTCGTGATGTTGAGCTTGGTTTTGCCGTTGCTGATAACTTGAACTGCGATTGGGCCTTGGGGCATTTTCGATTCCTGGAAAAGAAAAACCCCGCTCGCGGCGGGGTGGGATAGCTAGTCGGGCATGCCCCGCTAGGTGTTGATAGAACTGAATCCGGCAGAGAGGATCAGGCGTCGCGCAATCGCATCGGCCGTTGACTGGAAATACCAGGCATCAATGTCGATCGTCTTTTTCATGGCGATGACAGCCAGCTCTGACTGCGTGCGTTTCTGATCCTTGATGGCTGGCGAATTGCCGAACCCGAAGTTATTGCTGTCCAGCGAATACTCAATCAGCGAGACCAGGTACTGGATCGCCATCTGATTCGTGAAGCCGTACAGCGTCAACCTGACCCGATCTTTAGCCAGTTGCGAGCTGGGCAGATCGTGGAGAGGTGCCGGCGAGCCCGGTTCGGTGACGCCGGGCCATCCGTAGATGGGAAACGATGGGACTTCGGTTAGATCTGGCTCGACGTGGGCAGAAACATACGGCGGCACGACATTGGCCGGCACGAGATACGACGGATAAACGGGGACCGTGGCCGTTCCTACCGTCGTCTGCGTCAGCCAGATCGGCAAGCTGTTCGAGACGATCGGGCCAACGGGCAAATCTTCGATGCTGTCAACAAGCTGCGAGGCGAGGGCGGGATAAACCGCATTGCCCTCGTAGTGGTACAGATTAGCTTGCTGGTAGAACGATCCGCGCGTGTTGAACGAGAACTGGATGCCCTCAAACGTGCCTATCCAGATCGCGTCCGGTGCGATGCTGTTGAAATCATCGATCTGGCTTAGTGCCGTGAGAATCACGCGGTTGACGGCGATCGTCTCGTCTTCGTTCTGCTGCTGATTCGTCGCGTAGTGAAGCGATCCTTCTACGGTCGTCGTTTGTCCGGTATTGACCCAGAAGACGTAGGCATCCGGCGCGACGATTTGCTGAATATACTGCGTGAACGTGATCGTCTGGTACTGCGACAGGGTATTGACGCCTGCCGCCAGACCGTTTGCCAGTTGTGACTGGTTACCAATTGACTCGGCTATGGATGGCATCAGGACATCCAGGCGATAAAGTGCGACTGATACATGCCGGTGTCGATGAAAGACTCACGCCGTGGGTTACTCTTCGCATACGGGTGTTTGAGGCGGTGATTGACGCCGTCTAGTGCGGCCTGCGTCGGCACACCCTCAATGCCCATATGCTCGATTGCGCCTGTTGCTAGGAAGTTCTTGAACCGGGCGGTAATGGCAGATTCAGCAGAGGCAAAAGGATTTGCGCTCGGCTGGCCGCCCATCATCAGTGTTTCGAGTGCGCCGGCCAGCGATTCCTCGAGATCCTTGGCAATATCAGGAAGCATCGCAAAGGCGAACGTATCCATCACGCCGTACTTCGCCTCGAGGATTTCCGCCACGTCCCCCGTTGTCTGCGTGCCGCTTGCCGATTTGGGCTTGACCGGCTTGTTGGCTTTGCCCTTCTTGGCTTGCGGGATTTTCTCCGGCTGCGCTTCGTTGGCGTACGGGACGACTATCACGCCTAAATTCAGGACGAGGCCAGCCGGCGCATTCTTCGCGAAAACCTTGGGTGCAGAATAACTGCCGCCGCCATCGGCCTGCGGAGTTGCGTAGTCTCTGGCGGCCATGTCCTATCCTTAGCTAATGCCCCACACGGCGCCTAGTGACTGCTGCATGCCAAGCCACTGCCTTCCAAATGGGTCTTTCAACAGTTGCAACTGATCGAGAGTCAACCCTTCCAGAAACTTGGGCATCAGCATCGATTCAGACGTGCTCGCGTCAGCCGTCGACTGGATGATGCCGCCGACGAATCCGTTGATGTCCCACTGCTTACGCAGATCCTGGAAATACGTTATCCCGACCTGATCGGGACACCAGTTAATCAGGAATGACGTGGCCAGCAGGTAGACCGCGAAGCAGTAGTAATCCTGCCCGATCGCGTATAGCACGAGCAGTGTCTTTTCCTCGGCGTAGCTCAGCGCCCAGGGAATGTAGGGGCTGTTTGCAGGAAGCGCCGACGTCGGAATTCCTGCGATGGTCTGCAGGAACGTTGTCAGATCAGTGACGTTTGGCTTCGTCTGCGTCTGCCAGGGGGCGAGCGCGCCCATGCCCGGCAGCGGGGGGAAACAGAACGCGCTCATATTGCCTCTTAGTTGCGACGCGGGCGACCACGGCGACGGGGTTCAGGGTTGTCTTCGCCGACCGAGATGATTTCGTGTATCTGGGGATCAACACCCTTCTGCTCAACTTCCTCGATTTCGACTTCGAAGCTATTGATCTTGGTATCGGTCTCTTGGGCAGTCTTCTGCATCAGATCATCGGAGGCGGCAGCCATTTCCTTGCGTCGCTCGTGAGCCTGATCGTTCAGAACATCTTCATTTTTGAGCATCGCTTCGATCATGCCATTGAGGGGCATCGTCGCATCGAACTGATAGCACTGACCGATAAATCCTCGTTGCCGCGCAACCTCGGCCCACGGAGTCATGCCGTAGACGCGGTGTTGATCGATGATCCTTTGGTGATCAACCGCATTCCCTTCCGGATAGACGTTTTTTTGCTCGCCCGGAGTGAAATTCACGATGACTGCTTTATTGACGCCTTCAACCCAAAACTGGAGTTGGAAATTGAACTTCGTCAGATTTGCGACGTAGAGAGACATGATTTTCCCTGTTTGTTAATCCCTGTATCGGAGTCCGTGGAAACACGACAGGGGGCGTGCTTGTCAGTTGCGCAACCTATCCACGGACTTGACCGTTAGAAACCGGCCGAGATGAGCGTCAAGCTTTCCGGGCGAGTCGACCAACCCGAGGTCGAACGCAATTCCGACACGACGTCAACAGCACCCGCGGGAAGCGGCGCGGTAATTTCGGTCGGAGCGGCACGGTCGACGAGTTGCAGCGCGCAAGCCTGGAGACCCGGCGTGAGTTCCGCGAACTCGTTGGTGTTGATACGGCCACCCTTCGGCTTCTTCACCTCCGGCATGGAAATGATGATCAGATCCGTGCCGCCTGCGCCCTTGCCAATGAGCGTGTCATCCGCACCCCAGGTGATCGCATCGTCGTTCCGTGCGAGTACGTCTTCGACGAGGCCTTGGGTCGTCTCCGAGCCAGCGCCAGTGCGTTGGAACTGCGTGAGTTGCACGATGCCTGGATAGGAAATCTGCTCGAGAATTTCCTGCGTGGTCGTCACCGAGAAGCGAACGCCAACACCGATTTGCATGGTCCGGCGCTTGATGTTGCCCATTTGCTGCAGCAGGAAGAACGCGAGTTGACCATTGTCATACGTCGAGACGGTCGAATTTCCATTCGAGTCTGCCGGCAGGTTGATTGCCGTCGCGCCGTTCGCATTGACGAGGCCTTCGCCGTTCGCCGGATTCGCGCCGTACAACAGCAGGTTCCGTTGTTGCTGGAACGTTGCCTGACGCATGGCCAGACGATGGGCTTCGACCGACGACGCGCCAACACGACCGAGTGCGGCCGTGTCGTGATGGTCATACTCAGCGCGCGAACGGATCATGTACGTCGGCGTGCTGAATTCGCTGTAGACGACGGTGCAGCTCGGCACGGCGTTCGAAACGAACTGGCCGGTCTGCACGGCGGTACGGACTTCCATCCGCTTGCCGTAGACAGCGAGGTCACCCTCGCCGAGGCGCACGAGCGGGTCACCCGTTGCAATCAGGTCGAATGCGCCGGATGCCTGCTGGTATTGAAGAAGCAGTTCGGGGATCAGGTAATGCGGGCTGACCCGAATCTGTGCGGGTACAAGATTCGCCATGGTTTAACCTCAGAGTTGGATGAGAGCGGTAGAGCCCTGGCGATTCCAGGTAGCCGCACCAGTGGTGGGGTTGTAGACAACCGTCATGCTGTTGCCGACATTGATGTCGACGATCTTCACCGGCAGTGCGCCCGTGCCTTGAACCAGCGTGATCGTGCCCGTCAGCGCGCCAGTCGCGATCGCGCCCGAAGCCGCGGTCACCTGGAAGCTGAAATGCTGGTTGTCGGTGAAGGACGTAAGCGTTTGCGAGCCGTTGACAAGCGCGGCGCCCGTGCCGGTCACGCCAGCGACGAAGATTTCGTCACCGACAGCGCCGACATTGGCTGCAGCAGCCGTCACAACGGCGAACGTATAGACGCCACTCGCAAACGACGAGGTGATCGAGGTAACGCTGACCGTACCAGTCGATGCGTTGAACGGCACCAGAATCTGGTTATTGAGGTCCCACGAAACCTGTTGCGTGATCAGGCCGCCGCTGAGCGAAACGAGCGACTGGTCCATTGCAACCGGGATCTCGATACCCGAGCCCATGCGAAAGAACGGGATCGTCATGCCCGAAGCGCCGGCCATCGGAACCGGGCTTTGCGGCGAACCGGGCCATGCATAGGCGTTGTTGAACACCGAGAAACCCGTGACGTTCGCGACAGCTGTAGCAGCCGCGATAGTGCCGCCCTGCGTACGGTCATAGCCCGATGCCGGCGCGATACTTTCCGAAATCGCCATGCCGCCCCATACCGGGCCGGTTGCGTTGGCAGAAAGCGTGCCGGTCATGAGCGAATATCGAAGGGCCGGAGCGTCTTGATACACACCCTGAACGTAACCCGCGCTTTGTACGGAGAACGACTGAGCAGCATTCGTAGTCGCGTACGGGTAGAAAGGCGTATTAATTGCCATTTTTTCCTATCCTGAAATGAAAAAAGCCCGCATCAAGCGGGCTTCGTGATTGCGACGAATGCGTCTCAGTGGGTGTTGCTAGCGACTTTTTGCAGATCGGATTTCTTGCTCATGACGCGCGGCGTACGGAAACTGTCCATCCACGACGGGCGGTTATCGAAGAATTCCGTCACCGTATGGCCTGTCGCGAGTTGACGCGTACGTGCGCGCGGGCCATTTTCGAAACCATCGACCGGCCGATTGGCGGCCTGTGCTGCATCAGCGTAAATGGCGGATTCGGCGATATCAAACACCGAGGCCTCGAGCTTGGTCAGATCGACATCCTTCCACGCGGCGCTGTGCGACTTCATCGGAGCGGCGAGGCGCTTGCGGTACGCCAGCACGTCTTCGCCGTTGAGCGCGCGCGATGCCTGCTTGCCGAACGCCGAATAGATGCCATCGGCCTTGGCTTGCACGTCAGCGAATGCAGCGTGGTCAGCGTCGGTGAGCGGCTTCACAGCCAGCTGCGCGGTCTGCACCAGCATCTTTTCGAGTTGGCTGATGCGATCGAACAGGGCGCTTTCACGCTTCGCAGCGTCGGCCTTCGCTTCCTCTTCCTTCTTCTCTTCTTCGGCGTCGGCCTTTTTCTCGGATTCTTTCTCCGAGTCAGCCTTCTTGTCGGCCACCGGAAGTTCTTCGCCCGGCATGGCATCCGCCTTAGGCTTGTCCTTTTCTTCCATCGAGTCCATGCGCTTTGCCAGCGAGTCGACAGCCGACATCAACTTGTCCCAGCGCTCTGCGTCAGCCTTGGACTTTTCTTCCTCAGCGTCTGCTTTGGATTTCTCCTCTGCATCGGCCTTGGCTTTCGCTTCGAGTTCCTGCTTTGCCTCGGCGTCCGCCTTGGCCTTACGCTCTTCTTCATTCATTTCAGGTTCCTGAACGTTGGTGGTAGATACGCCAGTAGGCGGACCGCCCTTGTCCCACACGCCAACCTCGCAGATCGCGATGTGGTCGAGCAGTTTTGGGTTTCCCTCAATAAGACCCTTCTCGCCGTTGTCGAGGGTTACAACGGTGTTTTCCAGCTTCGGATTCCGGAAGACGACGTTCGGCGACGTGGAAAGTTGCTCCTTCGACATGAGAGTCGCGGTCGCTTCGTCGTAGATTCGGACAATGGCCCAGACTTCGTCGCCCTTGATGTAGGGCAACATGACCGACCCGACAGAACGTTTTTTGAACTCTTCGGAGTTCAGATTCGAGTTCTCCGGATGGTCGACGATGACCGGCAAGCCATTGCAGCGCGCCAGGAACTCATCGTTGAGATATTCCTCTGGCGGCCGGTAGACGTATTCCTCGTCCTTCGATCGGTAAGAGGTTCCTGTGCCCGTGATGCGAATGTCGAACAGCCACATATTCACGAAGAACTGCGGCGACGAATAATCGCCCGCGACCATCGCGCGTGCGAGGTCCGTCTCGGTCATGTGCGCCTTGCGGATCGCCTTGAATGCATCCGACTCGAGCACGAAGCGGCAGCCAGGGTGCAGAGGTTCGGGCCACGATCCTAGCGGCGACCACAGAAACTCCGTACTCTCGTCGCTCAGTGCGACATCGAACGGCCGACATTCGTTATAGAACGTGGTGAACTCGGCCGTGCCGTCATCGGACTTGCCCAACTCGATGAGCTTGTGCGGCTCATAGCCGGTTTCTTCCTGTGTCTCGCGACGGGCGGCTTCTTCGGGAGTTTCCCCAACTTCGATGTGTCCGCCAGGAAATGCAAATTCGCCCGGGTGATCGCCACCGTTGCCGCGGCGCAGGAACAGCACGTTGCCGTCTGCGACGACCAGCGTGCCGGCGGCTTTCACTGTTTCCGAGTCAGCCTTGCTCTTGCCTGCCACGCTGTATGCAATCGCGGCAGCCTGTTTCGGATCCTTCCCGGCGTTCACTTCAGTCGCTATGTTGGCGCTGATTGCCGCTTGCGACGATCCTTTCTCTAATGGCATATCAGGTTCTCATAGCGGCGATTTTCGCGCGGGCGTCTTCAAATGATTTCTTCCCGGCCACCGTGATCATGTCTTCGGGTAAATCTCTCAAGTTATATAGCCAAGTCGCGAAGCAAGAACAGTTGTGCGCTATAATTCCATTCACTACGTACAACGAATGTTCTGTTTGAAGGTTGAAGACATGCCCAGAAAACCAACTCCTGTTGACTTTGACCACGTACGCCAATTGCGAGGCGAAGGGAAGACCGTTCCTGAGATTGCTGACATCATCGGAATCAACTTCCATACTCTCGTGAATAGAATCCAGGCTACTGGATTTGATGTCGGTCGCAATGTTGCTGTCGAACGACGCATACTTAAACTCGACACACAAGGTATCGTCGACGCCTATCTCGGTGGAGAAAGCGTGCTGTCCATTGCCAAGCGCCTTGGAGTTACACGCGGCCCAATTACGAAATGCCTCAAGAATGCCGGCGTTCCGTTGCGCGATGCTGTGGCGGCCGGATTTAACCGCATGGCGAAGCTTTCTAATCAAGAAAAGGCGGAACTTGTTGCCAATGCGCATAATGCTGTGCGCGGAAGCAAAAGAAGCGAAGACTCCCTGATCAAGATGGCCCAATCCCGCGCCCGTGCCGTGGGATTCGGTGAGCCCGAACTGATCGCCGCTCTTAGCGGGCGAGGTCATATAGTCGAAAGTCAGTTCCCGTGCGGGAAGTACAACATCGACGTTGCCTTGCCGACCATCGCCGTGGAAATCTGCGGGCCTGAGGTCAAGCGTCTCAACGATGCCATTTTTCTCGAGCGCGCCGAATATCTCCGCAATGCTGGCTACGCCGTGATATTGGTTTTCTTCAAGCGGCTTGATCAGTTCTTCGGCAACTTCAATGATGTCGTCGCCCTCATTGAGCGAACCAATAGCCTTCCAGCCAGTGCTCGTCAGGACTGGATGATTCGGTGTAGCTCGAATCGTTTTTCCAGAGTCCGTGACGATTTCGGTAAGAGCGCCCTCGTACCAACGGCGGAACGCTTTTTCAACGAGACCAGCGTATGGGACTTTTGAGTCGCCGGGGAAGCAATAGACTTCCTCGCCAACCTTGGTGATGTCGTCGTAATAGCCAGCAGGACCAGGCTTGACCAGACCCTTATCCTTCGCCCAACTACTGCGGAGTAGATAAATCTTCTGGTCGCGCTCTTTGTGCTCGACGCGGTAGCCGTACCCACGACGCCGCCATTGGCTATTCCAGCGCATGGCGATTGCGCCGCCGTCGACCGCGATAATCTCGTTCAGTGCCCCGACGAACTTATGCGATTGGTCGATCGCAACCCGGCGCTCTTCAAACGACAGTGAAGTGAGAGCCTTCCGGATATTGTCCTTCGCGTCCTTCACATCTACTGCGCGACTTCCGCCAGCGGGTACCGACGAAGCCCAGCCAGCGAAGCGCTGTACCGTTTTGTCGATGGCCTGCTCGCGGTTCAGATTGATCAAGTTGCGCGACACCATCAGGCGCCGGTCCAACTCGGTGCGAAGCTTTGGCTTCAGGCGATCGACGGTGAATCGTGCGATGCCCGGATGTGCCTTGAGGATCTGGCCGTCGTCAATGAGCCGCTTGTACGTGCCAGTCAGGACGCGTGTCAGTTCGCTATTGAGCACGCTTTCAGGCGTCAGCGTTTCGACTGCGGCCTTACGGATACGCTCTGTCCAGTATTGAAGGCGCTCGACAGAATCGAAGCCGAACTCTTCAAACTCGCGGATTGCCTCGCTGACGACCTGATAGAAGGATTGGGCGGCCATCAAATATTTTTCGGATGCGGTTCGATCGGCTCGGGGTCGGGTGTCGGCGGCTCGTAGTTGCGCAAATCGTCGTAGTCGAGATTCAGAGGGCTGACAAACAGTTTCTTCGATTCGTTCGCATTGTTCGCAAACCACTCGATGAGCCGCGCCTTATTGTCTGGGTCCAAATCTGGCTTGAGCACTTCCAGTGCCGCAGTCAAAGCTTCGAACTTGACCTTCTCGACCTTCACCATCTCCGATTCAGGCTCTTCAAGCAGATTCGGCCACTCAGCGGAGAACGCGTTTTTCCACTGATAGAACGCCTCGGTGTACGACATGCCGCGGTATTCTTTGACCTCAGCCTTAACCGTCTCGAAGAATTCCTCGCTCCACGCCAGTCGCATGACGATGGCGTCGAAGAAACTGTAAAGCGGCTTGACCGTCTTGCGTTCGTGATTGATATAGCGAACTACTTCTTTCGCGTCTTCAGTGCCTTCGCCGAACCCTTCGGCGTAAGATTCCGAATTGAGCATTTTCGCCGGCTGCGGAACTGCCGCGGCGACATTCTCTAGGATGTTCTTGCGGGCCGTCGTCAGTGCACCATCTGCGTTGAGAAGGTTCAGCGTCTCAATCGCCTCTTCGGGTGTGATATTGATAACGTTGTTGGTTTGCGCTTCTTTGACGACGTTTCGCTTGATGCCCTGCAGGACTGCCATTGCGCGATCGCCAATCGATCCGGCTGGCTTCATCTTCGCAACGATCACACCCACCTTGCGCGCGACCATATCGTCTGCAATCATCGTCTGCACGAATGACTTCAACGGGAAGAGGGCGCGCTGGTAGGCGGAGCGGCCTGTGTAGCCAAATGCTGAATTGCTGTATTCGATGTACAGCGGCGCCTCGTTAAACAGAACCAGCGAGCGGGAAGGATGATACGTCTGCCCAGCAGCGGTTACCGTGGTCGGCTTCTGGAAGTCCGGCGCATTCGGATCCTGATTCAACACCAGCGAACCCGCAGTATTAAGCGGGTCGAGCGCATTGAAATATAGCGTCGCCTCGAGCTTCGCCAGGTCTTCCGGTTTAATGGGCGACTTTGTATCGACATCCTTCGCACCGAAGACGATTGCTGCAGCGCCGTAGATCTTGCTCAGACGCCACGTATTTGCAATCTTGTCGTCGATGGTTAGTTCGTCCCACTTGCGCTCGAATGCCTCGGTGATGCGCTCTTCATCTACAACGGGGACTGTTATCTTGCGCCGCTGGCTCATCGCGATCTTGATCGGCTGATCGACAATCTTTGAGCCAAGCGGGTGATACGCGTATATCTGCTTGCACAACTGATAACTCGGCTCCGCGCCCGGAACGATTTCATCCGCCATTAGCAGATCGGCCAAAGCCGAAGACAGCTTTGATCCTGCGATTGTGATTTCTGCCATGGGGGATGATTTAAGTTAGAGCCCGTCGCCGTCGCCCAAGGCGATTGCAATGCCGTAAGTTGCGGTATCAAATAGGTCATCGCTCTGGTTGGGAACCCCAAGCTGATAACCGAATACCTGCGTCATGAAATGGTTTTGCGTGCGACCCTTGTATTTAAGGACCTTGTTGTACGACAGCTCGCTCATCTTGACTTGTCCCTGGTAGACATAACCGGAGACGGCCACGCCGCGTGCATCCTTGCCCATTGCGGTCAATTTGCTGTCGATCGGATGCGCAGGCCATCCATTGCGTGCAGCGTGCTGCAGAAGAAGGATGCCGCTGGCTTTGTCCTCAACGAAACATCCCGCGCTACCCATGCGCGCGCCGGACTCCCTCGCCAACGCCTCAAGCCTCGCAGTGATCGACGGAAACCAGTTCGCAATGAGGTCGCCTTCAATCTGGACGATTTCCCAATCCAGAATGATTAATGGATGTCCGATGTGGCGATTACGCAAGAAGTACGTAACAGCCGTACCGTCGTTCTTATCTCCCGCCTTGAAAGCGGAGTCCATGACAGCAAAAACGTAGTCGCATCCTTTCGGTATCTGGACAGGCTGACCGTCGACCAGCATCTTTTCGACGCTGAATAATGTGCCGTCCATGGACGCTGTTGGGCGCTGCTGGTACAAGGCTAGCCAGTTCGCCCGGTCCATGATCGATTCGCGCTCCCGCAGGAACTCGACCGATTTATGCTCAGGGAACAGGGCATCACCGGCCTTCCGGTGCTCGTCGTTCACTTCGGCGATAGCCGGGTAACTGAGCACCTTGACGTCGGGGTAGCGATCGATCAATCGCCCGATCGGATCATCCACATGCCAGCGCGTCAGGATCGCAAGCAGTCCAGCCTCTTCGCTGAATCGCGTGAAGAAGTCGTCTGTAAACCAATCCCAGGCTGCATCGCGGATCGTCGGGCTGTTCGCGTCCTGACGCCCTCGGATCGGGTCATCAATCACGCCAAGGTCTAGCGACTCGCCAGTGATCGAACCGCGGACAGTCGTGTTTCGAAAGAATCCTTCCTTCCCGACATACTCTAGAATCTCCCGGTTGCGGAGATACTGCCCAGACAGAGTGACCGCGTTGGAGCGGTTTATCGTGGTCCCGGGGAATATCTCGGCATAGAGTTCCGAGTCATAGAGCCGCTGCAGCCGAAGGTTAGCGCGAATACCAAGTCGATCCGAAAACGATGTGTAGATCGTCCTGAACTCTGGATGCTTGCCGGCTACCCACGAAATGAAGTCGATGATCTGAACCGACTTACCATGCTGCGGGGGCGCCTGGATGACCAGCTTCGGGCGCTTTCCTGCAATCAGGTCTTCGTAAAACTGCTGAAGCTCTTTCGCAATCTCTATTTGCCACCAGCCCCATTTAGCCGTCAGGTTGATGGTCTTGCGGTACGTCAGAAAGTCGGCGCGACACTGGCGTAGCCTTGCTTCCTTTAGAAGAGCAAGCTTTTCATGGTTCGATCCCATATTTGGCAAGCTCGGCGGCCAGTTCTTCGTCTGTTAGTTCGCGCGGGCCTTTGCTGTTCACCGTAGCGTTCACGTTGACCTCTTGAGGCGCCGAGATGCCATAAGCTTCGCGCTCAAGCCCTATCAATGTCTTTAGGGTGTCAGACAGCTTCTTCATGCTGTCAATCCGCCCAGCGCTGGAGATGACCTTGTTGTAAAGGTCGTTTCGCTTGTCCTGCCCCTTGTCATCGTCGGAGCGGAGGATTTCGCCCAGCTCTTCGAAGAGCGTGATATCGACGGTCTGTGCCTCCAACTCACCCAGCAGGGACATGGCAAGCGTGCGCGCGCGGGAAATATCCCTACGCTGCGTCAGCTTTACGGTCGCAACCGTCTCGGCATTGCTGGCGATCAGTTCGCGCTCAGGAATCGAGTTTCCCGTGCGAACCTCGCTGCGAACCTGTGCAGCGCGAACCAGCGCGTCAGCCTTTGCCTGTATGCGCTCAGCAAGATCGCGGACCCATTCGTCCCGCTTTGCGCGCTTACGAATCGCGGTGTCGGTAATGCCCTGCGATGCGGCTATTTCCCGAATCGACAGAACGCCGGCCCGGTAGTCAGCTTCGATGCGCTCCCAGTCCGGCGCAGGTTTCTTTTCTTGCGCCATATTCTTTTAGGTTGAATCGTCTTCCGCACTTGCGAGCGGCCGAGACTTCTATCTCAATTAATTCGCCAAACGGGAATAGCCGCACCGGCCTTGTTCTGTCCATTCGGATACGACGCAGCATGCGCCGGCAAGGTCGTTGCATCCCACACCGGTATAGCGCCGTTCTGCCCCTGGTCACTCGGGAATGGCCTATTGCCTGTCGGTGCGCTCACGACACGAACCGGGATCGCGCCTCCCGCCTTCGATTGGTCATTCGGCCACGGTCCGGCGCCGGGCTGCGACACGAACACAACGGGAATCGCGCCGTTTGCGTTGCTCTGGCTATTCGGCCATGGTCCGCTGGTTGGCTGCGAGACGATGTAGACGGGGATTGCGCCTGCGCTGGCGTTCTGAGTGCTGGGGTAGGTCATGCGGCCACCGGCATAAGCATATTGCTGTTGATGGTCACGCGGCTGACCTCGCCGTACTCGCGGTGGTAGGTGATCACCTTCGCATCGCGGCCCGACAACCAGCCACCTCGAGCGGCGTAAGCATCCGGAGCGGCCAACGTACGGTGCTGCTCGACCACCATCAGGTTGTTTTCCTTCACGTCGATGCTGTGGAGGTGTCCAGTGTGGGCATATGCGTATTTGGTACGACCAAAAATCTCGCGGAACTGTGCCGCGAAGACTTCGGATACGTTCGTCACCTTGCGCTTATGGCCATGATGGAAGAACAGCACCGTCTTGCCGAACTCATACGCGTTGTACGGGGACGGGCTGCGGTCTACCGTGATCCGCGGCTCATTCTCGTAGAGCGCAGAGAACCACTCGCGCATCCATATCTGGCTGACGGGATCGTGGTTTGCGTCCGCCATGACGATATGCACCCGCTTGTGCTTCGCGAGCAGCATGTCAATCACGGTTCGCAGGATGCGGATTGCCGTACGAACTACCTTATGGAATCGAGTATCGACGTCTAAAACGTGTTTTGACGCTGGGGTAAGGGCTTCTACCGAATCCGCGTGTAAAAAATCCGAGAGTTGCGCGAAAACTGCCGTTTCTGCATCCGGCGACTGAGCAATCGCTTGCTCGAACCACCGAATGATCATGTTCTCGGCTATCTTGATGTCCCAGTCGGCGCCAGTCTCTTCTTTATGGGACAACATGCCCAAGTGGAAATCGGTGATAACAAAGCAATTCAGCAGATCGGCGTTACCGTGTGCCTGAGCGGGTCTGGGGCGGACGCGCGGAATCGTCTCGCAAAATGCATCGCACGCAGCCTGGAATATTTCCCGCTGCCTGTCATGGTCAATTTGGTTCTTGACCCATTGACCGGCGACCTCGCCATCTTTATTGAAGTAAGTCGATGTGCCGCGCAGAAAGAAGCCATCGGGTACGGCGCGAGTCATATGGCACTCAGGCGCGTAACCCATCTTTGCCGCTTTCTTCTTCAGCGACGCAATGGCATTCCCGATCGTGCCGTGACTCAGGCCCAACTCAGCAGCGGCTTTCCGCTCGGAGCCCAGCCGATCTACGACCTCGAGGAATTCGAGTTGCCTCGGCGTGGCAAACTGGCGAAGGTTTTCGTCTATTGCCACGGTTTCCCCTTAAGAACTTAGTTTTGGCCCGAAGTCGCCGCACCACACATCTGGAGCGGTGATCGGAAAGGTCGAAATGATCTCGCCTTCGCTGATGTCGAAGACCGGTATAGGCGGATGACGGCGACAGGTGATTACTTCGTCACCGAAGTGCGCGAATCGGCACTCACGGCAGATTTCTGTACGCTCGGCGACTTCGATAACCTTGGGTTTGCGAGCCATCGAGCCGCCAAAATAAAAAGCCGCTCTAGGCGGCAATCTCATCAGAAGATGAGAAGGGGTAGGCGAGGGAGTCCGCAAACAGCACTGACGTTATTTCGCGTCCTAGCCTAAGAAGCGGCGGCGCAATCTAGTGAGCCACATCACATGCGGCAATGCGCTCGACCCTGGAATTTGGGCCCCGGTTGGCGCATCAATGGTCGATTGCGGCTTTTCACCCTCGTGGATGGCGGCTCTCACGCGACAAGGGTGATCCGCCTAGATCCCTTGGCGTCCTGCTAGGCCAACCGCCATGCATGAAGATGCTCTCGGGCCACCGGATCAGCCGATTTAGCCAATTCTCGATGCCCGCGAGGTACAAATTAGGTGCCTCCCTCGTCCGTGACAAGCTGCCGGGCCTACCGGCTGACGAGGGAGGCGGGGGAGTCGTTCACGACAGCGCCAGCCTTCTAAGCCATTCGGACTCGTTCGGCCGGCGACCCGCGCACGAGAAGCGGTGCGTTTTCTTCTGTGGCCATTTGCTCGGCGGCTTTACGTCGCCATGCGGGTAAGACGCCAGAGCGTCAACCAGGCGCGCGTACGTGTTCGGCTTGCTTTTACTCATGGTCATTCCGGAGTAGCGCTCTGAGGTCGTAACGACTGGCGGGCTGGCGCTTCACAGCGAGCAGCAGGCAACGGAGGAGGGCCAATCGTTACGCCTCAGAACGCTAGGGCTTACTAAACAGTGCATCCAACTTCTTCCATGCCTCACTTCGCGGCTTGGTCTCGGCCTCTTCAGCAAGGAATACTTCGAGCGGTTTGTGGGCGGCCTTGAGATCATCGGTCGGCGTGCGGCGGCCTGAATCTGACAATGGACGATTACCCACTTCCTTTAGCTCTCGCTTCGATAGCTTCTTCCCCGACGCCTCGGCGCGATTGCGCTCCAAGTCAGC